CTGAACTTGGTCGAATTGGGTTTCCAGAGAGTGAGGGGGCGACTGGAGGGGTGGGCTCTTGCAGCTTGAGTAGGGTATGCCCCGACTTGTACGTGGCCTGGTTCTGTGAGAAACAGGGACTTTTCCAGGGAAGGTTTGTATGAAAACCCAAGTGACATTCATCGAACAGACGGAGCCTGTGACGGAGCGGGGGCGGGCGATGTACGCCATTGCCCGCTCCATCATCCGCGCGCATATCGATTCACTGTCGGCAGAAGACCTGGCCGACCTCAATACTCCGCTTCAAGATGTCACTCTCCGACAGCTTTCAAAGCTCGCGCGAATCGAGAGGGACAAGGGCATAAAGGGGGATGGATTCGAATGGGCAGTGCATGAAGCGATCATTGGTGGCGAGCCCAGTGTGACGAATGCGATCGCTGCAGCTACGAGGAAAGCGTCGAAGTTTGTGCCCGATAGAGAGCCTAACTCGATCCTATTCGGACAAGAGCGAGCCAAATACCTTGGGTTCTTGGACGCCGTCGTCAGCGATGCAGGTAAGGCATCATTTCTGTTGCCCCAAGGCAATGGCCGGCCATACCGATTCGATAAGTGGGTCTCTGTTGCTGCGCAGGGTCATCTGGCCGAAGGCAACCTGGAGGCCCGAATCAAGAAGATCTGGAAAACCGACGTTTTTCTGTCCGCGAAGGACGACGTTAGGCACCTTGCCGCTACCATTAAATCGAACTACGCTCTTCTGGAAGGTGGTGAGGGCCTGCGAATTGGCATCGTTCCGGCTTCCAAGGAGCGTCTGTCGGCCAAGCAAGTTGAATGGGACCCGAAGACCAAACTGTGGGTCGTTACCTTGGCTGATCCTAACGGATTCATGGGGCTGTTCAATGATGCCTACCACGCCGTCTCGCGCGCGATTTTGCGGATGGGAAGGCAGCCTCAGCTCCCTTACTACATCAAGCCTAGTCCAGAAGCTCAGAGGATCGAAGATCAGCTCGTTAAATTTGAATCGGCACGGGCAGTGGATGTGGAGTACGAACTGAACAACGCCGCTAAACAACAGTTCGTGAAGGAAAGCCACCAGCTTGTTGGGGTCAACGCTCCGGACTGGCTTCATATGAAGCAGATGGCAACGAAGGTCATCTCTCCAAAACCAAGTTTCGTGAAGTTGGATTGATTCTTGACAGGTGCACACCTCTAGCCTAGAGTTTCAGTCACGATGACATAGAAGCCTCCGGTTCCCGCCGGGGGCTTTTTCTTTGCCCGCTTCCCAGACCGGATCAACCCTTGCGCCCAGCCGGCGGCGGGGCGGGCGCCTTGACAGAGAAAGCCCATGGCTCGCATCACTCCCCAACAAGCAGGCGGCGTGAACGTCGTGGCGTTCCTGGACATGCTGGCCTGGTCCGAGGGCACCGACAACGCCAAGCAGCCCACCAAGGATCACGGCTATGACGTGATCGTGGGAGGCAGGCTGTTCACCGGCTATGCCGATCACCCGCGCGAGCTGGTGTCGCTGCCCAAGCTGGGCATCAGGTCCACCGCGGCAGGTCGCTACCAGCTGCTGTCGCGGTACTACGACGCGTATCGCCGTCTGCTGGGGCTGAAGGACTTTTCTCCGCTCAGCCAGGATCTGATCGCTATCCAGCAGATCAGGGAGCGGAGGGCGCTGGACCTGATCAAGGCCGGCCATGTCGTCAAGGCGATCGGCTTCGTCCGCAACATCTGGGCGAGCCTGCCGGGCGCCGGGTATGGGCAGCACGAGCGGAAACTGGATGACCTGCTGGCGGCCTACCGCAACGCCGGTGGCGTGGTCGTGTCATGACCGAGGAAACCGTCCCGTGGTGGATGGCCGGCGGTCTCGCCGCGTTCTGGGTAGCAAGGGAAACTTGGGGGGCGCTGCTCTCCCGCCGCAAAGAGCGGACCGAGACGGATGCCAACGTCGATCTGTTGAACGGCTTGGTGCAGCGCGTGAAGTCGCTGGAGGAATCCCAGGCGGCGACCACGCTGCAGCTGGCCGAGGAAATCAAGCTGCGCATGACCGCGCAGGAAGAAGCCCACCGACTGAGGCTGCGGGTTATGTCGTTGGAGTCGGCAATGCGCCAGGTAGGCGCGGTAATCCCGCCGGAGATGCCCTGATGATCCGTCTCTATGCCCTTCTCGCCACCGTGGCGATGGCCTTGTCCTTCTGGGCGGGCTGGTCCTGGCGCGGCGACCGCGCCGAGGGCGCAGAAGCCCGACAGCAGGCAGGCGCCAGCGCCGCCGTGGTGGAGCAGATCAACAAGGCCCGCGTGACCGAGCACACCCAGGCCGACACCATGTCCACCATCGGAGCGAAGCATGAAGAAGACCGCGCTGCGGCCCCGGCCGTCGCTGATGCTGTTGTGGCTGACCTGCGCTCTGGCGCTCTCCGCCTGCGCAACGACCTCGCCGCGTGCCACACCGATCTTCTGTCCCAGACCGCAGCCGGCACCCTCGAACGTGATGCGGCCACCCAGCGCCGAGAAGAGTTTGCGGGCCGAGTTGTTCGAATCGGCCGTGACGCCGACGACCAGCTCCGCGCCTGCCAAGCCGTGATCCAGGCGGACCGTTAATGCCTGCGCGTGCCCCGAAGCATCGACCGCACAGCGCCGGCGCCGTGGCCCACGTCCCGGCTGAGGCCGCTCGACTCACCACTGCACAGCGCGGCTACGGCGGGCGCTGGCAGAAGGCCCGCGAGACGTTCCTCAAACGCGCGCCGCTCTGTGCGGAGTGCCAGCGATCCGGCCGTGTGAGGCTCGCTACGGTGGTCGATCACATCAAGCCGCACAAACGCTGCCAGGCGCTGTTCTGGAACACCGACAACTGGCAGGCCCTGTGCAAGCGCTGCCATGACGCCAAAACGGCCAGGGAAGACGGCGGATTCGGGAACGCCGTGCGGTCGGCGCGTGTTCCATAAATAGAACGCGAGTTAACTAAAAATTAACATAAAGGGTGGGGGAGGTCAAAAGTTTGAGAGTCATTCTCATCTGACCATACGGTCGCCCGTTCTTTCCCACCGTCAGTTGGGAAAAACCATTTTTATCAGTTCAGCCGTTGCGCTGATGGAACGAACCATGGGAAATCCTCGTAAGCCGACATCGCTAAAAGTGGTGGCGGGGACGGACCGTCCGGATCGTGAACCCGCGGCGTCGGTCGATCTACCACTCGTGTCGGATGTCCCCTCGGCGCCTGATTGGCTGCCGAACGCGCATGCTATCAAGGAATGGGACCGGTTGGCGCCAATCCTGCACGCGAACAAGCTGCTGACCGAGGCAGGGCTTTCTGCCTTCGGCCAGCTGTGCGCGCTGCATGGCAACACCGTGCAGCTCTACTCGGCCGGCTTGGCGCCGGTGGCTTCGATGGTGTCCCAGCTGCGCGGCCTGATGAACGACTTCGGGCTGACGCCAGTCGCCCAGGGCAAGGTCAGGCCGTCCGGCGATGTCGAAAAGACGGGAAATTCATTCGCCAATAACGGGGCGAAGCGGAAGACCCGTGCGTGATTACGTTGGCATCGCCACGGCGTATGCCGAAGAGGCCGTAGCCGACAAGAAGGGCAAGAAGTTCGGTAAATGGATTCGGCTGGCCGGCAAGCGGTTCCTCGCAGACGTCAAGCGCGCCAAGCGGAAGCGGCCGCCGTTCCTGTTCGATGAATGGCACGCATGCGATCCATGCGACTTCATCGAGAAGCTCCCGCACGTTGAAGGTAAGTGGGCACGGCCAGAGATCGAGCTACACCGGTCCCACGTGTTTTTCGTGGTGCAGCTGTTCGGCTTCCGCAATCTCGATGGCAGCCGGCGCTTCACCTCGGCGCTGTTTGCGGTTGCCCGCAAGAACGCCAAGTCCACGTTGGCCGCGGCGATCCTGCTCTACTGCCAGTGCTGTGAAGAGGAAGAGGGCGCCCAGATCATCTCGGCGGCCACGACCGGCAGCCAGGCACGGATCATCTTCAACGTCGCCAAGCGCATGACCGAGAAGACGCCTGACCTGCAGGAGGCATTCGGGCTTGCGTGCTGGGCCAACGCGATCAGCCGGGTGGAGACGGGCGCAACCTTCAAGCCCATCAACTCCAAGGCCAGCACGCAGGACGGCCTGAACCCGTCGCATGTGGGCCTGGACGAGATCCACGCTCACAAATCGGCGGACCTGTTGAACGTGCTGACGTCGGCGGCAGGCGCACGCAGCAACCCGCTGTGGCTGTACACCACGACCGAGGGCTACACGAACCCGGGGCCGTGGGGCGAGATCAGGCAGTTCGCCAAGCAGGTGCTGCAGGGCATCTTGGGCGACTCGGCCGATCACTTCCTGGTGGTGTTCTTCGCTGTCGACGATGACGACGACGAGTTCGACGAATCAGCCTGGCCGAAGGCCAACCCGCTGATGGACGCGAACCCGCACCTGCTGAAGGCCATCCGCAAGGAGGCCGTCGAGGCGCGGCAGATGCCCTCGAAGCTGGCCGAGTTCAAGATCAAGCGGCTCAACCGGCCTGCGTCCTCCGCCACCGGCTGGGTGGACCTGACGAAGTGGCAGAAGTGCGGCGGCGCCGTCGATCTTGACTGGCTCGCTGGGCAACCCTGCTGGGCCGCATTCGATCTGGCCAGCACGCTGGATATGACGTCATGGCGCTTGGTGTGGAAGGTGGATGACGTCTATTACACATGGGGCCGGAGATTCGTTCCGGCGGACGCGGTGCGTGCGCGCACGGAGCGCGGCGTGGTTCCGTATGCGGGCTGGGTGGCGGCTGGGTTGATCGAGACCACCGAAGGGGAGGTCACCGACTACAGCGTGGTGGAGACGAGGATCCGTGAGGACATCGACCGATTCGGTCCTCAGGCGATCGCCTACGACCGATGGAACGCAGCTGAAATTGCGCAGCGCCTCTTGGCCGATGGTCACCCGCTGGTTGAGTTCAACCAGACCACGAAGAACTACCACCCAGCAATGCAGGAGCTGGAGCGGGCATACATCGGAAAGAAGGTCTGCCATGGGAACGACCAGGTCCTGAACTGGTGTGCCTCCAACCTCATCGCTGTGAAAGACGGAAACCTGAACATGAAGCCCGACAAGAAGCGGTCGCCGGACAAGATCGATGACATGGCGACACTGCTGATGGCGATTGGTATCAGCATGCCTACCGCTGTCCAGGACGACGCCAGCGACTTCATTTCCAGTCCGGTGATCGGATGAAGACCAAGGCAGCCAAGCCGGGCCGACTGCGTGCGGCGGCACTGAAATGGCTGGGCGTACCTGTTCACCTGACGGATGGCGACTTCTGGGCTGAATTCTTCGGGTCGAGTTCGAATGCTGGTGTTCCGGTCAACCACCAGACGGTGTTGAAGCTGTCAGCGGTTTGGTCGTGCGTCCGTCTCATCTCGGAGACCATCTCCACGCTGCCACTCTCGATGTACGAGAAGACCAGCAGCGGGAAGCGGGTAGCGAGCCATCATCCGCTGCAGTTCATCCTCCACGACCAACCCAATGCGGATACCACTGCGGCGGTCCACTGGGAGGCGAGCGTGGCGGCGATGCTTCTGCGTGGGAACGCTCGCTGCGAAAAGTTGATGATCGGCGGCAAGGTGATCGGACTGCAGTTCCTGCACCCGGACAGACTTACCTCGTTCCGCCGCGACGGCGTCAAGGTGTGGCGATACACCGACGAGAACGGCACCCAGCGCGAGATATCGAACGATAGAGTCTGGAGCATCCCTGGCTTCTCTCTCGATGGAAAGGAAGGCGTTTCCGTCATCGGCTACGGTGCGGAGGTGTTCGGCGCGGCGATCGGTGCCGACATGGCTGCTAGTTCGACGTTCTCTAAGGGCTTGCTGCCGACCACGGCAATCACCTACCCGAGCACACTGAAGCCTGATCAGCGCAACGACGCTCGCCAGACGCTGGAAGCACTGAGCGGAGCGGTGAATGCCGGCCGTCCGGTCATCCTCGAGGCCGGTTCGGAAATCAAGACGATCGGCATCAACCCGTCCGACGCGCAGCTGCTCGAGTCACGCGCATTCTCGGTTGAGGAAATCTGCCGCTGGTTCCGCGTACCGCCGTTCATGGTCGGTCACAGCGAGAAGTCCACCAGCTGGGGGACGGGGATCGAGCAGCAGATGATCGGCTTCCTCACTTTTACCCTGGGGCCGTGGCTCCGCCGAATCGAGCAGGCGATCAGCAAGGATCTTCTGACGCCGGCGGAGCGGCTCCGGTACTACCCGAAGTTTGCGGTGGAAGGGTTGCTGCGTGCTGATAGCGCCGGCCGCGCTTCCTTCTACGCCGCCATGGTCAACAACGGGATCCTGACGCGCGACGAAGTCCGCGAACTGGAAGACCGGGAGCCCATGGGTGGCAATGCAGCGGTACTCACGGTCCAAACGGCTTTGGCGCCACTGGACAAGCTTGGCCAGGCCGAAGACGGCAACGCCGCCCGCGCATCGATGCGTGCCTTCCTCGGCGTGCCTGACGCCACCAGCAAGGAATAAGAGATGACCCTCCGTGCAACCCCGGGCGTCCCTAGCGGACGCCCGCAGATGGACGTGCGTAGCTATATCGCGCCGTCTGCGTTTGATCGCTGGGATTCCAGCATTCGCGCCGCAGCCGAAAGCGAAGAGGATCGCACGATCGGCATCTACGACGTGATCGGAGAAGACTGGTGGACCGGTGGTGGTTTCACCGCCAAACGGATGTCAGCCGCCCTGCGGTCTCTCGGCAAAGGGCCGGTGACTGTGGCGATCAACTCGCCCGGTGGCGACATGTTCGAAGGCCTGGCGATGTACTCGATGCTGAGAGAGCACCCCGGCGAGGTGACCGTGAAGGTCATGGGAATCGCCGCCTCCGCCGCTTCGATCATTGCAATGGCCGGCGATCAGGTCCAGGTGGCGCGCGCCGGTTTCCTGATGATCCACAACTGCTGGCTGCTCGCAGCGGGCAACCGGCACGAGCTGCGCGAGATCGCCGACCAGCTGGAGCCGTTCGACCAGGCGATGGCGGACGTTTACGCAGCCCGCACCGGCGAAGACGTCAAGGCGATGCAGAAGCTGATGGATCGCGAGTCCTACATCGGCGGCAGTGCTGCCGTATCGCAGGGGTTCGCCGATTCCCTTCTCGACTCTGACGAAATCGGCAAGACCGACGACGGCAAGAACGCCTCAGCTGTTCGCAGGATGGAGGCCGCGCTGCGGGCATCTGGGATGCCCAAGTCCGAGGCAATGCGACTGATCAGCCAATTCAAGTCCAGCGCGGGTGAACCCGCTGGCAGCGGTGAGGGCGAGCCCACCGAACACGGCCAGCGTGACGCTGCCGGCTTCACGACCACCGCGGCGCTGGCCGCGAACCTCACCACCATCCTGTAAGGAGAGCCTAAATGGCCCAGATCGACGACGACATCAAGAACATCAACGCCAGCCTCGGGCAGGTGAATGAACAGCTGAAGAAGCACGCAGAGCAGGCCAAGGCCGACATCAGCGCGCATGCACAGCTGTCCGAAGAGACCAAGGGCAAGGTTGACCAGCTTTTGGTAGCCCAAGGCGAGCTGCAGGCCAACCTGCAGGCAGCGCAGCAGGTGATCGCCAAGCTCGAGCAGGGCGGCGGGGTGCCCGCCAAGGCCCGCACCATTGGCGAGGTCGTGGCGACCTC